GCGCAGTTTCCTTACGCCTAGCGAGCTACAACAGCTTCAACAAGTTTTGTCTCCTGGAGCTTACAAATATCTGACTACCGGCGTATATCAAACAGAAACCTCAGCAAGAATCCCTGTCGAATATGTTTCTGACGAAGAACGAGAACTACTTAAAAACTTGGCTCAAGACCCTGGTTCCGTCCGGGGAGGTCAATTGACCAATCTTACTGCGGATCGGGTTACACCCGATGTTCTTATAAACGTAGTCGACGGCATTATTGTCAACAGACGAAATTTTGAACAAGCATCTGAATTCGAAACCGAAAAAGATCGCCAGGTCGACTCGACAACAAAACCAAATGTTCCATTGCCCCCTGGACAGCGTTACGTTTACGACCCAGATCGTAACTTGTGGCGCGTATTTGGCACCCCTGGGGGTGGTCAACCGCAACAATATATTCGTTTCGTCAATCAAATGGGCGAAACAGTTGACGAAAATGGCAATCGTATCCAGGACGGCCCTGGCCGAGGGTTCGGCCCAGAGCGAGGTCCAACTACCGATGAAACTGCATTGAGAATAGCGCAACAGGCTGTTCAAAATCGTTTGGGTTCGTCTTCTGAAGGGCCCGTTCCTGGCCGACCAACTGGCGGCCCAACTCGTCAACAAGAACAAGATTTCGCACGAGCAGAATTTGGTGCAGGCCAACAAACAACAGTTAATCAAGCTGCGTTAGCGGGAGCAGAGTTCGGTGTTGGCGGTCCTGCTTCTAATCGTGGTTTTCAAGAAACAGTGCGTGGTGGATTTAGCACTGGTGACGAAGAAGGCGACACACCGACGTTTGTGTATGACCGGGAACCAGCACCAGTACCCGTTGACTGGAGAACAGCCGCACAGGAAATGTACCCTGAGTACCTTGCAATCGTTGAAGACAACCCAGAAATCGCTTTGCTGCTAGAAAAAGCAATGGGGCCACCTGAATATTCAGAAACCAAGTTTGCTGCCGAGCTTAAAAAGACAAACTGGTATAAAACCACTACAGCTACAGCCCGTGAATGGGATCTCGCTTCAGGACTTGACCCAGCCAGCTACCAACGTCGCGTCGACGAAGCAGCCGCAGACATCCAACAACAAGCTCTTAATCTCGGTATCCGTTTGTCAAGCGAAAAACTGCAAGAGCTCGCTCTCAAATCCCAACGATTAGGTTGGGGAGCGCAACGCGTAACCAATGCTATTGGTATGACCGCTGTCGAAGGCGGCATGGAAGGCACCACACAGCTACGAGAAGGCTATTACGGCCAACAAGTACGCAACCTTGCCAACCAGTACGGCGTAAGCCTTGCAGGAACAACGTTTAACTCGTTCATCAACAAACTTGCTGTCGGTGAAGAAACCCTCGGCTCATTCCAAGACTACGCAATGACAATCGGCAAATCTTTGTACCCGTCACTGGCAGAACAATTCGATGCAGGACGCACGTTTGAAGACGTAACGTCAGGCTACAAAACCATTGCGGCCAACATTCTGGAACGCGACTCAAACGCTATCGATATGTCAAGCCCAGAATTCGTGCAAGCAATTACTTACGCTCCAGACCCCAAAACAGGTGAGCAACGCTTAATGAACATGGGTGAATGGGGCGACTACCTGCGTAAAACAGAAACGTTGGGTTACCAAAACACAACCGAAGCCCGCTCCAGGGCATACGAGGTCAGTAACAAAATTGCCAATATGTTTGGGAGAGTCTAATGAGCATGACAGAAACCTTCGGTGGCATGGCCGACCTGATCGCAGACGAAGATCGCCGGTCTTCAAACCAAATCATCGAAGACACACTCCGTCTTTACGGGCTCGAATCGTTAACAACGTTCGTTAACAACATGGTGTTTGACGAAGACATCCTCGACCAAAACATCCTCGTTGGACGCATCCGTGAAACCGAACAATACAAAGAACGGTTCTCAGGTAACGAAGCCCGCCGACGAGCAGGACTAAACACACTGTCAGAAGCAGAGTACCTGTCACAAGAAAACCGTTACAGGTCACTGTTTCGCAACAGCGGACTACCTACACAAATGTTCACCGACAAAGAGCTAACCGACCGGCTCATCAGCAACGATGTGTCACCCGAAGAAGTCGCAGGCCGAGTACAAAACGCATACGAAGCAGTCGCCAACGCAGACCCTGTAGTGCTCGACGAAATGCGTCGCCTCTACAACATCGACGACGGTGGCCTCGCCGCATACTTCCTCGACCCCGAACGTTCACGCCCCGTGCTCGAAACACAAGCTCGAGCTGCACAAATTGCAGGCGCAGCTGCACAGTCCGGCATGGGCATCGGTGCCGGAACCGCAGAAGAACTTGCCCGCCGTGGTGTCAGCCAACAGCAAGCACAGGCAGGTTTCCAAGCAATCGAAACAGGTCAAGAAATTTTTGGTGTGACCACGCAAGAAGCCCAAGCAGGCGAACAAGCATTCGATCAACAAGAACAAATTAGTGCAGTATTCGGCACATCAGCTGCCGCACAACAACGACTACGTCAACGCACCCGTCGCCGTCAAGCGGCGTTCGAACAGGGCGGTCGTTTCGCTGGTCAAGGCGCGGAACTCACCGGACTCCAATAACGTGCTATAGTTGTCCCGATGCCCACCGTGGGCAGGAACCCCGATAAGGGAGACATAGCAGCGTCGCCATCTGCCTCCGGGTGGTGATTGGGCAAAGGAGTGTACATATGGACAGCGACTTCGATGAAGAGCAAGAAGGCAGAAACCCGTTACGCGATCGGAACAAACTGCTGGAAGCTGAAAACGCTGAACTGAGAGCGCAAGCCGAAGCAGCCTCAAGTGCCGCACGGGAGTTGGCATTCGTCAAAGCAGGTATTGACCCTGAGTTGCCGATTTCCAAATACTTCCTGAAAGCATACGACGGCGATCTGACCGCTGACGCTATCCGTGAAGCAGGTATCGAGGCAGGACTTCTGAAAGACACGCAGGCCGAAAGCATCAAGCAAGAAGCCGGAACGTGGAACCGCACTAACGATATTGCGGCTGGTTCCGAAACAGAACCACAAGTCGATTTCGTTACACGCATTTCGCAAGCAAGGTCACAAGCGGAAGTCGAAAAGTTGCTGGCCGAAGCCCAAGCACAATCCGAAGTCCTCTAATTCTAGGGGGCTTCCTTTCCCCGGAAGGAATTGATCCCTCATGGCATTTACCCAACAATCATCAGTATCCGTCGATCAGGCGGCATTTGATCGGCTTGCGTATTTCGCACTCCGTTCAGAGCTGCTCTTTGACGCAGTAGCAGACGTTCAGCCGGTACAACAGGCAATGCCTGGTACCTCAGTGGCGTTCACCATCTTCAACGATCTCGCTGAAGCAACCTCAACCCTGACCGAAACTTCCGACGTTACCGCTGTTGCGATGAGCGACAGTCAGGTGTCGGTGACTCTCGCTGAATACGGTAACGCCGTTTCAACGACCGCAAAACTGCGTGGAACCTCGTTCCTCGACGTTGACACGGTTGCAGCGAACGTCATCGGTTACAACGCCGGTTCGTCAATCGACACGGTTGTCAAGACCGTCCTCGAAGCAGGCACCAACGTTAACTACGGAACCGGCGGTTCATCGACCCCGACTTCACGCACAACTGTTGCAGTTGAAGACGAGATCGCTGCCGACGACCTTCGTAGGGTTACCGCTGAACTTCGTAGCGCAAACGTGCCGACGTTCAACGGAATGTACATGGGTTACATCCACCCCGATGTTTCCTATGACCTCCGTTCAGAAACCGGTGCAGCTGCATGGCGTGACCCGCACGTTTATGTCGATACCGACATGATCTACAACGGTGAGATTGGTGCCTTTGAAGGCATCCGTTTCGTTGAGTCAGCACGAGCACCATTGTTTGCTAACGCATCAAACGGTTCAGGTTCAGCCGGAACCATCGATGTGTACGGCACGCTGGTTATGGGCCGTCAGGCTCTCGCTAAGGCGCACTCGATTACAGACGGCAACGGTCCTCTTCCGAAGATTGTTCGTGGTCCAATCACAGACAGCCTTGAGCGTTTCCGGCCAATTGGTTGGTACTGGCTCGGTGGCTATGGCCGATTCCGTGAGGCTTCGCTTCGCCGTGTCGAGTCATCGTCCAGCATCGGCGCTAACTCCTGATCTGGATAACCCCTTAATGCGTTGCCCCCTGCTTCGGCGGGGGGCTTCGCTGTTTCTAAGGTGCTATTATTTAGGGACAACTACTGGGAGTAGACATGAGTATTTCTAATTACGCTGAAAACAAGTTGCTGGACACGATTCGTGGTACATCGTTTTCGGTTTCTAACGCTTACTTGAAGTTGCATACTGGTGATCCCGGTGAGGATGCGACTGCTAATGCGGCTACTGAAACGACTCGTAAGGTTGTGGCGTTTTCTGCGGCTTCGTCTGGTTCGATGGCTTCGTCTGGGACGGTGGAGTGGACGAATGTTTCTACTACTGAGACTGTGACGCATTGGTCGTTGTGGGATGCTGCGTCTAGCGGTAACGCTTTGTGGTCTGGGGCGTTGGCTTCGTCGGCTGCTTTGACGGCTGGCGACACGTTCCAAATCACCAGCCTAACGATCACGCTTGACTGATGGCGACTAACTTTCCGGGTTCTCAGGATTCGTTTACTAATCCTACGTCCAGCGACACGCTGGATTCGCCAGATCATGCCGCCCAGCATACGAATGTGAATGATGCGGTTGAGGCTATTGAGTTGGCGTTGTTGGATGGTGCGCCGCTCAAGATTGATGACGCTAATGAGCGTGTCGGTATCGGCACAGATAGCCCTCAACGGTTGATGGACATTAGGGGTGCATCTAACCCTGAGATTCGTTTCCAGTCAACGGACAGTAGCGACCCGTTCATCTATTTCGGCGATCAGGTTGATGCTGTCCGTGGCGGTATCGGTTATGACACTTCTGCTGATGCGTTGCAGTTGCGGGGCTACAACAACAACACTCGTATAGCGATTGATTCGTCGGGCCGCGTCGGTATCGGTACTACGTCACCTAGTCAGACACTTCACGTCAATAGCGGAACAGGTAACGTCCCAGCGTTGTTTGAGTCAACGGATTCTGTTTCAATCATTCAGATTAAAGATAACGCCACTACGACACCTCCCGCTGTTGCGGCGGTTGGTGACGAACTACGACTACAAACAAGTGGTTCTTCAAGAGTAACTGTTGATTCTTCTGGCAATGTCGGTATCAACGACACCACGCCGTCGTACAAATTGGATGTGAACGGTGACATCAACGCAACTGGAGCGTTGCGTATCGGCGGGTCTGCTATAGGTGATGTGCAAACGTGGACACCTTCTTTCAACTTTATGACGCAAGGTAACGGCACCTATACAGCCGAATACGCAGAGGTCAACGATCTGATCTTCTTCCATTTCCTTTTTACGCTAGGTAGCACAAGTTCCGTTTCTTCGGGTATGCGTATCGGCTTACCTAAAACTGCAACCTATCCGTACGTTTACGCAAACAGTTTTGTGCACGCCTACGACACAAGTGCGGCCACCAGAACTTTAGGACATTGGTATTTTCAAGAATCTGGGGCGACTGCGCGACCCGCGGCACTCGGTGCGTCAACATCAAGGGTCACAGGTGCGTCCAGTTTCAGCAACACTTACCCGTTCACGTGGGGGACCGGTGACCAACTGTTTATGAGCGGAGTGTATCTAGCGGCATGACATTTGAACTTAGAGATGATTTAGACCCAGAAACAATCCCCGACGACTGGCTAGTGGAACGGATGCG